CTTCTACAGATGTATTATCTACCATTCAAAATTTTAGGAGAAAGCGATGACGGAAGAAAAGAAGCCTCTTAGTAGAAGCGAAAGAGAAGCTCAAATCAAAGACAAAGCTGGATGGGTTATCACTGTGCTTGCTGCTCTTCTGGCCATTAATACTTATATTGCTAATAGCAATAGCAGTAAGATTTTAAAGAACACCATCAGTGCCAACAATACCTGGGCATTTTATCAGGCCAAGAGCATTAAACAAACACTGGCGGAACAAAGTCTGGATGATGCTTTGGCTCGCAAAGATCGCGCCAAGGTTGATCGTCTGGAAAAGAAAATTGCACGCTATGAATCCGATCCCAGCACTGGCGAGGGTAAAAAGGAACTCATGGCCAAGGCACGTGAACTAGAATCTGAACGCGATCTCATTGCCAAGAAAGGTCCCTGGCTGACCTTTGCAGGCAGTGCGTTTCAGATCAGCATTGTGCTGTTATCAGCCAGCATACTGGCAGTCAGTATGTCGCTGTACTGGGCCAGCATCGGCGTTGGTGTACTAGCCAGCCTGCTCATGGCACAGGGTCTGTGGATGTTGATTCCTTTTTAACTGGTAGTAAACCGGAGGTTGTATGCGTAGCTTAATCACCGCAGCTCTGCTGCTCTGCAGTTCCCTGGCTCAGGCACAGTTTGAATGGCAAAAGACCATCATCTGTGATGAAACCAAGGCAGTATTTGATTACTTTGAAAAAGGTCAGCATCAGGAACGTGTGGTCTGGCGAGCTCGTGATCTGGTAGATCCTAACCTAACACACACCATGCTGGCCAATCTCAAGACTGGTACCTGGACCATGGTGCAGCACGACGATCGCTACGCCTGCGTACTTGGCGCTGGCACTGACTTTAAAGTTGTAGACGTCGGCCAAAAAATCTGATGCGTTGGTTGTTGATCGCCGCCCTGGCATTGACTTGCCAGGCTCAGGCCAACATTACTGCGCAGAGCTGGCTTGTTGCCGATACTGATTTATTTGTACAGGCAGGTCGTAACTACTATGAGACTCGCAGCATGGCAAGCCTGACCAAGGTACTGACTGTGATGGCCAGCATTGACGACGGCACAGCCAAACCTGATTTAGTAGAACTGGCCATGGTGCACAGCAGCAATGAAGCAGCTCTGGAGCTATGCCGTCGTCATAGTCAGGGCTATCAGGGCTGTATACGCAGCATGAATAATCTGGCCATGAAGCTGGATGCCTGGAACACCTGGGTTGTTGAGCCCACGGGCCTGAGTGCTAAAAATCGCACCACGGCTCGAGACATGGCACGCATCATATTAGCTGCCAGTCGTTATCCCGACATAGTCGAAGCCAGTCATAAAATTTCAGTCACCAAAAATCGCAGAGTCTATAAAAACACCAATCCTCTGGTGGGTGTGTATGACATCACTGTTAGTAAGACAGGCTGGACCATAGCAGCCGGAGGCTGCATAGCTGTGCTGATCAATGATCGCATAGTTGTGCTGATGGGAAGTCAGAATACCAAGACGCGTGTGCAGGAATTAGAATATCTGTTGGTGCGGGCAGTGGGAGTCGAACCCACAAAACCTGGATTTTAAGTCCAGTACGTATGCCTATTCCGTCATGCCCGCAGTTGGCGCGGCTGGAGGGACTCGAACCCCCAACCCGCGGTGTAGAAGACCGCTGCTCTGATCCATTGAGCTACAGCCGCCAAACCTGGTCTCCGTAGCAGGGTTCGAACCTGCGACCCCCAGTCCCCCAGACTGGTGCGCTACCGGGCTGCGCTATACGGAGTTAATTCCAGTTACTTAGTCGTCCCTGCAGACCAGGATTACCACCCTCGGCCCGACTGCGCTTCAGTACTTCTTCCAGCAGTATGGGACGAAAATCGGTCTGTTCTACACAGACGCAGAAGTAACGTAGATCTATCACACCATTGGTCTTGACACGCTTCTCATGCGTGTGACCATGAATGTTCAATCCAAAACGACCATGACTATCAGGGTGCAGCGGAATGTGACTTAGTATCACACCTGCACCTGTCATGACATGATAGGCACGAATGTCACGAAAGTATTTGGTGTAGTCTTCGAGCTTGAAGATGTCGTGATTACCCTTGATCAGCACCTTGTCGCCGTTGAGACGATCCAGGATGGCCAGAGCACGTCGGTTGATCACAACATCGCCCAGATGATAGACCTTGTCGTTGGGGCGCACGGTTTCATTCCAGCGACGCACCATTTCTTCGTCCATTTCCTCGGCTGTGTCCCAGGGACGTAGCTTGCTGCCATCTTCGCGCGTGAAACGACATACGCCTAGATGGCCAAAATGTGTATCGCTGGTTAACCAGACTGCTGACATTATTTACTCCTGTTTGGAGCGGGCGAAGAGAATCGAACTCTCGACGAACAGCTTGGAAGGCTGACGCTCTACCACTGAGCTACACCCGCATTATTTTGTTAGATTGCCTAAAACCTGATAACCACGATAGGTGGGATGTACTCCATCGGCACTGATGTTGCTTTCAGGTCTGGCTATCACAGTATCACCATACTCAACTGCTATCTGCTGCACGGCCTTGACCTGTGCAGGCTTGAGTCGCTCGCTGGGTAAAATCCAGTACACTTTTCTGGCCTGAGCCTGTGATCTGAGTCTGCGGATATTGCGCAGAGTGTCTATGCCACGATAGTCATTGGCACCCAGACTGATGATCAGTGTACGAGCTGGTTCAAGTCTTTGCGTCGATTCCAATCTGCAGAGTTGATGCCGCTCTTGGATATGGTCTGACATTCAGGACGAACCTGACTTACTCCTACGGCGATGCTGTCGCCTATGATTAGACATTCTATCATGCTACACGTAGTCCTTTAAATCGATCCGCAGCATAGCTGGCAGCAAATGCTCGGGGTTTAACCATGGGAATAACATTGCAGGTACCGCGTATATAGCCAACGGCTTCGTTGATTACACAGCTTGAACCATGTAGCTCGTCAGGGTTGATGTCCAGATGAACTTCTACCAGACGATCTTCCAGCACATCGTGCAGCTTCTGATACAGTTCTGCAATTTTGTAGACTTCATTCATGAGCCGCATGCGTGGACGACTTTTCTTCTGATCGTAGTCGCGCTCACGATTAACCTCACCAAAGATCTTGCAGCCATTGTTGCCATTGATGTGCACAACTATGACCATGATGTAGTCTGCGTACCAGTCTTTGCCGACCTTGAAACGCTCACTATCACCACCGATGTAGATTTTTGTTTCTGGTGTCTGTGCTTCGATGAATGCTCGTACTTCTTCTATGTCGATCTTACGCATGATTACCTTTCATGGCATCCCGCTAGGGACTCGAACCCCAACCAACGGTTTTGGAGACCGCTATGCTGCCATTACACCAGCGAGATATTTTAATACACACTACCAGGTTGCCCTGGGTCATTGCTGCCTGTGCAGGCCAATTCATGATCGCTTGCACGCGGACAACGTTTGTTGCCACACTCTGGACAAAGTATCATTCTGTCCAGATACTGTCCACCAGCTTCTTTAAAGCATCGATGACAGTCATAATCTGCAGGCTTTACATCGCGACCAAAAATTGCGTCCCAGCGGTTATCATATTGTTCTTGCGTCACGCTCAGCGGGCGCGGTCGACTTCCTTTACCACCATCACTCATTGTAGTTACTCCTTAACAGTATGTCAAGTATATATTTGGTGCACCCTCCAGGGATCGAACCTGGTTCATCGGTTCTTCAAACCGTTGCTATGACCACATCAGCTAAAGGTGCAAATTGGGGAGTTGTATGAGGATCGAACTCATACTATCTCGGTCACAGCGAGAGGTGCAGACCACTACACTAACAACTCCACGGATTGGCACGCCCTGAGAGACTCGAACTCCCGACCCCCTGGTTCGTAGCCAGGTACTCTGATCCAACTGAGCTAAGGGCGTATTATTCTGGCAGAGGGTACTGGATTCGAACCAGTGATAACAGAGTCAAAGTCTGTGGTGTTACCGCTACACTAACCCCCAACAAATCTGGTCTCGGTGGAGGGAATCGAACCCCCGCCGCATGGTCCCAAACCACGCATGATACCATTTCACCACACCGAGATGGTGGGCTGACTAGGAATTGAACCTAGACTCAACCGATTATGAGTCGGCTGCTTTACCATTAAGCTATCAGCCCTGAACTGGTGCTCCCAACAAGAATTGAACTTGTGACTGCGCCTTACCAAGGCGCTGTTATACCACTTAACTATGGAAGCCTGGTGCATCGTGATGGGATCGAACCACCGACCTTCGCCTTGTAAGGGCGCAGCTCTACCGCTGAGCTAACGATGCATAACTGGTGCCGGTTGCAGGACTCGAACCCACCACCTGACGCTTACAAGGCGCCTGCTCTACCTGATGAGCTAAACCGGCTCTGGTGGTGATGGAGGGAATCGAGCCCCCGACTGTCTCCGTATGAAGGAGGTGCTCTACCAACTGAGCTACATCACCTTGGTGCGGGCAGAGGGAATCGAACCCTCAACTAAACGTTGGCAACGTCTGATTTTACCATTAAACTATGCACGCATAACTGGCTGTCCAGGTAGGGATCGAACCTACGACGCGGTGATTAACAGTCACCTGCTACTACCAACTGAGCTACTGGACAATATTACTTGTTAGAGACGCAGACATCACCTTTGAACAGATACACATTGCTGTCTAGTCTGGCCTGCTCAAAGAGCTGGTTATTGACACAGATATATGGATCCTTGTAGTTCAAAAAGTAATAGTACACGCCATACCCCGCGCCTGCCAGAATCAGCAGTATGGGTATGTATTTGATATACTGAACGATGCCTGGCAGCACGCTCAGTATCTGTGGCAGGATTTTAAGTAGATCCTTCATGCCACTATTTATGGTGCCCCAGAGGAGACTCGAACTCCTAAAATTTGGTTTCTAAGACCAACACGTATACCAATTCCGTCACCGGGGCTAATACTGGTGGTGAAGGTGGGATTCGAACCCACGGACCTGCTTTCGCAAATCGACGGTTTAGCAAACCGCTGCCTTCGGCCTCTCAGCCACTTCACCATGGTTGCGGAGTCTTGGATTCGAACCAAGGATCTTCGGCGTATGAGACCGACGGGATGACCACTTCCCCAACCCGCAACTGGTGCACCAAAAAGGAATCGAACCTTAGGTCTATCGCTTATCAAGCGAGTGCTCTGCCATTGAGCTATTGGTGCAGATAACTGGCGGTGCCAAGGGGTAACGCTCCCCTTCTTTCAGCGTGACAGGCTGATGTGCGTCTATGAACACTTTGGCACCTTAGAAGAAGTCGCTGCACTATTTGCTATGCTCAACGGAGTGTCCGGCCGGCTTTACCGTCTGTGTACATAGTTACTCAGGCATGATCAAGCCCAGGGCTTGCAACGACTTCATCTAAGGATTCAAATTGGTGGGAGCACAGGGATTCGAACCCTGACCTGACGGATTAAAAGTCCGCTGTCTTAACCGTTTGACTATACTCCCATTCTTACACCGTACAACTGAAACATTAATGCTGCACGTTTTGCTGCATTCTGATATGTGTAACCATATCTTAGCAGTCCCCGCTTGTCACTATCCATGACAGGTCTCCTTTAAAGTTAATCTTGCTTGGGCCACGCTTTTCCACGGTCGCCCCCGAGCTGAGTTGTTACCCTGTCCGAACACTATTGAACTCTGCCGCGTAGTGTTCACGCTGCTAGGTCGTCTGTCTCTAGTAACGCTAACGGTGCCCTAGCCACCGGGATTATCTCGATACCACACGCTAATTTCTGGAAATTAGTAACCGGATTCTTCATTGTAGCACCTTGCTACAATTTGTCAAGTATTTTGGTGGACCATAAGAGAATCGAACTCTTACCTCTGCGGTGCAAACGCAGCGTGCTCCCATTATCACTAACAGCCCAAAACTGGTGGAGATGGTGTGAGTCGAACACACAGTGCCGAAGCGGCGGATTTACAGTCCACTGGGGTTACCAATTTTCCTACATCTCCATGGAAGTGGGAGTGGGAATCGAACCCACGAACAACAGTTTTGCAGACTGCGACATTACCATTCTGTCATCCCACTCTGGTTATGGTAACCGCTACCCAGCATGTCGTGCCGGTATCACAGTTAGTTGGGTTACCATAGTAAAGCACACTGGGATGATTAGCAACAACCCTAATCCAAGGGCTAACCACGTAGTCGTCCTACGATTGGTTGCTAACCACATTACAGGCCTACTTGTTCCAGCGTCCTCCTGATACTATCTCAAGGTTTCATGCAGCCTAGCCAGAGCCACTCCGTCGAGTGATTATCCTCTGCTAGGTTGCCTACTGGGTAGGTAACCCGATGTGCTTTACTATGGTACACCGTACCAGAATCGAACTGGTCTTTACGCCTTGAAAGGGCGCTGTCCTAACCGATAGACGAACGGTGCATAAAGCCTGCAAATTTTTAATGAACATTTACTACAACATACGCCATTGTAGCACCTTGACAAAATTCGTCAAGCTTTTTTTCTAATAACCCTACGTCGTGTAAGGTTATTATTTTACTAACCTTGGTGGAAGGCAGAGGAGTCGAACCCCACCCGATTTCTCAGGACCTGGTTTTCAAGGCCAGTCGCGGGACCATCCCCGCTGCATTACCTTCCAATTACATAAACAAAAACCCCGAGTCTTTTGGATCTCGGGGTCTTGGTTTAGTTAACTGATGACTGTTATGCTAGACCTAACCCCTGACTGGTATTATCCCATGCGCCTGTTACAAAGCGGTACTCTGGCTGCATGGCGCATCCATGAATACTGGGCTTCAGCGATGAGGATATGAGGTGTTGCACAATGGCTCCTGGGTTAATAATTGTTTCCATGATATAGTATATATCTATTCTTGTCAAGCGAAAACGGTGAATTACCTAAAAGTATACCAAAAACCTGTCATGTATATGCCTAAAAGGCCTGCATTCACCAATACCAGGTTGAGCTCGCGTATGCGAACTGCCCAGATCAGATACAGCAGGCTACCAGCATTACACAGATAGATGTTCATGGGATCGATGCGAAAGCTGGTGCATAGTGCTCCAGCAATCGTGCAGATCAGCGCAGTCCATTTCAATATATTATTCAGCATACTATCAGTATAGCACCTTTGCAGCCAGCTGTCAAGCTGTATTTTCTTCAATGAAATCAAGCAGTTAGCTTGGCTGACGGCATGATGATGCCCGATCCATAGACACGATCGTATTGTTTTCTGAGATCTTCGGCTGGGTTGCTTTCCACCACTACGCGATCGTTCTTGATGGTGAACTCTTTGTCGGCGCTGTAGGGAATCCACTGACTCAGGCCCACGCTGGGCACACCAGTCTCGGTGGGACGAATATACACAATCAGTGGGTTGCGGATCTGATAGGCAATGTCGCCTGCATCCACAATCTCGGCCAGCACATCTTCGCCTGTGATCAGACGCAATAATTTAATTTCCATGATGTCTCCAGTAGCGGCGGGTTGCCCCGCCGCGGATTAATTACAGACTGGCTTCAATCTGTTCTTTTTCTGCCTCGGTCAGCAGCTGCTTTTTACTGCGGTTGCCTTCCTTGACTTCGATCTTCTTGGGCTTCTTATGCTCAGGAATGATGCGCTCCAGAGCAATCTGCAGCATACCATTGAACAGACCAGCATCTTTAATCTCAATCTGATCATTGAGTGCAAAGGTGCGGGTAAATGCACGGTTGGCAATACCTTTGAAGATATAATCTGAGTTGGTATCTTCGGTGGTGTTGCCACGCACAATGAGCTTGTCATCCACGAACTCAATTTCAATGTCCTGGCGCGCAAAGCCCGCCACAGCCATTTCAATCACATAGGTATTCTCACCGGTCTTCTTGATATTATAAGGAGGATAGTTTGGAATATCCTTGGTCACATCATCGTGCAGCTTGGCCAGACGATTGAACTGTTCCTCGAAACCAACAAAGAATTTGTCGATGCCTTTGAACATTTCTTCAGGGTGTAGTTCGGTATTAAGTTTGAATGGTCTCATTGTGTCCTCCGATTACTTGGTTGCCCAGGCTTTTTTAGCGTCGAAATTCTGCACAGAATTTCCAACTGTGGCCATGAATGCGTAGACTTCATGGCCCATGTGCTTGGCAAACGCTGCCTGTGCGTCAATGTAGGTCTGCAGAGGTTTTTTGATTTCGTCGTTGGAGACAAAGCTCTTGACGAAGTTGGTTTTGACATCCTTGACGGTGTCAACAAAGGCGTTGTAGGCTGATAGCATGTTGCTTCTCCTTGTTAAGCGAGTTATAAAAATTGCTGCCCTAGCGGCGCAGCGGGTTGCCGTTTACGATTACGGCGACAGTCTAACGTTCTGTCCGGTC